GGTGCGAGGCACCCGCCGCGCCGGCCGTCGACGTGAGGATCTTGGCCCAGAGCTGCTGATTGATGAAGAACGCCGCGCCGTCGAGCATACGCGCCGGCATGCGGGAGTACATCTTGGCGGCGTTCTGCCAGATGTGGCCGGCCGTGTTCGCGATGGTCTGGCCCGACTCAATGGCCACCGTTACCAGCGCCCCCGACGACATGGCGCCGAGCGGCTTGCCCGTGCCGTCGCCTTCCCAGACCGCCTGTTCGGCCACGAAACGCAACTCCTCGGGCACCTGCTCGTTCAAAAACGAGACCAGCGCAGGGCCGTCCTCGATCTGCTCTTCGGTCAGCTTGACCAGCGCGCCGAGCTTCTGGAGCTTGAGATCCAGCTGCCGCGTGGCGGCCTGAGACTCGACGTACGTGCCGTCCTCGGCCAACCAGTAGCCGCGCACGCCGCCGTTCCGGGCGCCGTTCGTGCGGGCCTCTTCCTTCACCAGCGTCTCGACGTAGCTGTTGCCCGTGGTCACGGGACGCGTGGACACGCGCGAGAGGATCTCGCCGCCGGTCATCGTGGCTTCGAGGAAGTTCTGCACCACCGGCGCCGGGACCGCAAATCCGCCCTCTTCGCCCATGAGCGTGTTCTGCGCCCGCGAGGCCGCCAGCCGCACGTCCACGTTGCCACCGCGACCGGCCGACACCACGGCGCGGAAGAAGTCGGCGCCGTCGTCGTTCCACGGCTTGTCGGCGGCGCGGTCGCGGCCCACTTCGACTACGGGGGCCGCGCTCGACATCGGCGCCCGCGTCTCAGCGGCCGCGCGCAACGTCGCCAGCACTTCGGTGCGTGCCGCGTCCACCGTCACGCCGTTCACGATCCACTCGGCCGCCTTCTCGGGCATGCCGCCATCACGAGCCAGCGCCGCTAATTCGGCCGCGCGCGTGTCCGGAGTCAGGGCCACGCCCCGCTCCGACTGAATCTCACCCGCCATCTTCGACTCCGTCGAAAGGGCCGGACCAACACCGGCCGATTGATCGAGCGGCGCGCCGGATGCGCTCCGCCCCACACCGACGGAATAATCCGCCGGCACTGCCACGCTGGACGCTTCGTATAACGTCCAGCCGGTATAGCGACGCGTGATGGTGCCGTTCGCGTCTTTGGTTTGCGTGTACGCCTCGCCCGGCCAGTAGCCGATGCTGACCCTCTTGCGGATGCCGTCGCGCATGTCCCTGAATACCCACTCGGCCTCCGGATGCGAGCCGGGACGCGCCACGCCGCGCATCACGCGGTCGTCGCCAATCGCCACGCCGTCGATAATGCCGATCTGCGCCGACAACGTGTGGTCGAGGCAGAACGGCAAGCCGTCGCGCGCATAGCTCAAGTCGATGGCGTCGGGGCTGTGGTCGAGCACCTCCATGTAGTACTCGCCCGTGCGCCAGTCATACCGCTCCACCGGCGACTCTGAGGACAGCGCCACGGCCACCGGAGCCATGTCTTGCGCGTCCTCCATCTCCTCGCCGTTGCGGCGCGAGACGATCACCTCGCGGTACCGCACGCCCGCCGGATTCTCGGCGGTTGCGGGCTGCCGTCGCTGTGCGTCCTGTGTCGTCATGCCGTCCCCTTGCGGAGCGGCAACACGCGCCCCGTGGTTGTGGTGGTGTCGTCATCGGCCGTGGCCGTGCTGTCCGCGGTCACGTTCACCGCCAGCGGCACCGATTCCAGCGTGATGCCTTTCAAGAGCGCGTACGCCTTGGCATCCGCGATTTCGTCGATGACCTCATAAAAATCGCGCCCCTTCTCGCTGCAAATGCGCTGCGGGCTCGTGGTGCCCATGTTGAGCTCCATCGCCGCGGCCGTGGCGTCTTTCACGGGATCAATCCACGGCCAGCCCGTGCACATGAACGTCGCGAACTGCGTGAGCTGCGCCGCGTCGTACGGCATCGCCCCAAGCGCACCGGTGAGCGACGCCATGCGCACCCAATCGGCGAACGTGGGCGCAAGGAACTGCTCTACGAGCAGGTCCTGCTGGTGCATCTTGCTCTGCGCCATCTCGCGGAGGCGATCCGTGCGCATGCTTGAGAAGTTCACGTCGGACAGGTCGCCCGTGAGGCTCGCGTAGCTGCGGCCGAACGCGCGCGCAATGCCGCGCTTCACGACCTTCATGAAGCCGCCGAAGTTCGCCGTCGGATGCTTGGGTTCCCACGCTTGGAACTCGTAGCCGCCGGGGAGCACACGCGCCGAGCCGGGTTCGGCTTCCATCACCAGCGGCACGACGTTCCCGTCCGCGTCGCGTGGCGCCTCGATGCCGCCCGATCCGTCCTTGTTGACGAAGAAGCCGCCTTGCGCTGCCGCCAAGAGACTCTGATAGAGTTCGGCCTCGGTGTAGCGGTCGCCCAGCTTCCACGACACGAGCGCGGGCGCGAACCATGGCACCCCGCGCCGCTGGCCGACGCGCGTCCGCTTGAACACGTGCCGCACGTCCTCGGCCGGCACGATCAGCTTGACGCGCCCAGGGAGACTCGGATGCCGGTCCCACACGTGATACGCGACCGGCTTGCCCGCGTCGTCGACCTCGACGCCCATGATGATCGCGCGTTGCGTGCCGTTCGGCGTGCGGTTCTCGCCCTCGTCCAGCTGGTCGGGATCAAGCACGCGGAGCGCGAAGCCGTACGGCCGCCGCGGGTCGCGCTCGCGCAACGCGAGGAACTCGCCGTCTTGGATCACCGACCGGATCATCAGCCGTTGCAGCGCCGCGAGCGAGTAATCGCCCGACACGGTGCAGACGTCGCGGTGCGACCACGCGGCCCATTCGGCCTCGACGCGGTCGTTCAGCGCGTCCATCGGCACGCCACGCGGGCGCCGCGCGCGGAATTGCAGCCGCGCTCCTGCCGCGCCGACGATATCGGCCTCGAAATCGAGCAGGAGGCCCGCCGCTTCGCCGTTATCGCGCACCAATTGGCGCGATCTCGCGCGTAATTCGGCCAAATCGTAGCGGATTTCCTCGTTGGCGTCGGCGAGATCCGCAAACCAGCGCGCCACGATGCGCGAATTGGCCGCGCCGCCGTAGGTGCGCACCTTCGACGCCCCAACGCGTCCCGTGATCGCGGTCGTCAAATAGCGGAGTCGCGCGGCGAGCTTCATCGCATCCCCACGACGTTAAAGAGCGCCGGCGTGCCGAACGTGCGCGATTGCGCGGCCGCGAGCTGCGCGTCGCACTGCGCGATCACCGCGAGGCAGTCTTTCGGGCTGCGGAACATCGTCTGACGCCCCAAGATCGTGGACATCTGCACGCCACCGCCCTCCATCAGCGTCACGAGGGCGCTTTGGGCGGCCTCTTTGAGCGTCTGCCAATAGCTCACCCCCTGTCCGGCCGTCAGCGTCGCGACGTCGGCCGCCACCGTGAGCGTGCCCGTGGTCAGCGTCGTAGCCGTGGCGCCGGACGTGGCCCGCACGCGCCACTGATACAGCCCAGCGGCAAGACCCGACGTCTCGGCGGCCGTCAACGCAAGATCGTGCGCCGTGCCGTTCGGGGTGGACACCGTCACGGCAGTTGACGCGCCGGCCAGCGCGAGCGACAGCGTCCACGTCGGCGCCGGATGATCCGGATACACGAGCGTGAGCGCGATCGAATCGCCGGCCGTGATCTGCGAGGGAACGTGCGCCAAGGTGGTCACGGAAGGAACGTCACCCCGCGCCGCGCACGTTCCTATTGATCCGCCCCGCGACTAGTACGGCACGGGGCTATTTTGGCGTCGGCGCCTCGATCGCCCGCCCAATCCGACGCGACCACGGCAACCGAAACGCCCGCGAGCGGCGCGTCGTCGGCCTCGCGTCGAGGTATCCACGTTCGCAAAGCAGATTGAGCATCTGCCCGACGGTGGTCTCCCGAATCCGCATCTCGGACGCCAAGCTCGCGCCCTTCACTTCGCGATATTCTTGCACGTCGAGGCGGGCGGCCAAGTGCCACATCGTCAGCCGCGCGAGCGCCGGCATCTGCACGTCGCCGAGCGCCTGATGGACGACCGGATGCACCGCGTGGGCAATGCTCATTAGCGCCACCCCTTACGCCGCGGAATCCATGTGCCGGTCGGGCGTGGTGGGGTCGGGGTTGGTGGCTCGGGTTTCGTGGCCGTCCGCGACTGGCCGTCGGCGTTCACGCGATCCACCTCCGCCGCGAGCGACGCCACCGGCACGGGCCCGAGCAGGAGCGCGGCGTAGGCGTACGTCTCACAGTCGGCCACCTCATTGCGCACGCCTGGCGTCGCTTCCCATTTGCGCTTGCGGGTTTTCTCGTCGATCCGGCGCCGCATCGAAAGCAATTGCGTCACGTAGTCGTCGTCGGCGTGCTGGTTGAGGTGCAAATAGCCCGGCCCCACTTCGTCCATCCCAATCCGTCGGTACAGGCGATCCATGATGGCATGCACCCCGAGGATATAGAGCCGTCCCGGCTTCACTTTCGTGGGCTTCGACGGCACCATGGGCGCCGTGGGGTTGCTCGAGCCCTTGATGGCGTACACGTGAAACGCGAGGCGTGGGGCGCAATACGTGTACACCGCTTTGCTGTGCGTGCCGTCGCCCGCGTCGATAGTGAGCGACCGAATCGCCATGAGTGCTCCACGTTCATGGGTCCACCGTCGGGTCGTGCGAAAGTCCTCGAGCCGCGCCCACCATTCCGGCTGACTGGTGTCGCCGCGCAGGATGGCGCGTTCCACCAGCCACGACGTTTCCCCGACGCCCCACGCGCGGACCACGATCTCGCCGCGATCGTGCTGAAGATCCACGCCGGCCGTGAGGATCGCCGCGTCGCGCGGGACGTGCCACGTGATCGGCGCGAGGTCGTCGGCGCTGTCGTACCGCTTCGCCCGCGCGAGGACGGTCGACTTGACCGTCTCGGCCGTCTGGTCGCGGTAGAGCTCCCCGAGCGTCGTGTTGAAGAACGCCCGGAGCATCTCGGCCCGCATCGCGGGATCTTTCTGCCCGTTGGCCGTGACGAACTCCTGCGCCACCTCTTCCCAGAGCGCGAACGCCGCCACCAGCCCGTGAATGTGAAAAGACCGCTTGTGCGGCACCCGCGCGTCGGCGGTCGAGGTCCACCGGCCAGCCCGCAGCAACGCCCCCTTCTCACGCGCTGGCATCCGGTACTCGCACGCCGCGCACTCGTACGCCACCGACACCGGGTCGACCTTGCCAGCCCCGTCAATCTGCCACTTGAGCCGGTCAAAGTGCAGCGTCTGCCAGTGTCCGCAGTCGGGGCAGGGCACTTCGTACACCTCTTGCGTGCCTTCGAGGTAGCTCGGCCAGATCAGCGACTCTTCGGCGCTCGTCGGGCTCGAGACTTCGACGATCTTGCGCCGCCGCTGGAAGGACCGCGTGCGGGCGCGGGCGATGGCTTTGACGTCGCCCTCGGTGCCCGCGCTCCGCGGATGGCGGTCACGTTCATCGAGCAGGATGACCCGCTTTGGCCGCATCGCGAGACCGCTCGGGGCGTTGGCGCCGGTCATGTCGAGCTGGCCGGCCGCGTAGCTTTTGCTCAGGATCGTGTTGTTGCTCTCGCGCGACCGCGCCGGCGCCACGAGCGCGTTGAGGGCGCCGCAATCGCGGATCATGGGCGCCACGCGGTCCTTGCTGAAGCTCTCGGCCGTTTCCACCGTCGGCTGTACGCAGAGCATGGGGCTCGGCTCTTGGTGGATGAAATAGCCGATGGCGTTCAAGATCAGCTCCGTCTTGGCCGCTTGGCTGGGGCTCACCACGACAATCTCTTGCGTGGTCCGATCGCTCACGGCGTCCATGATCTCGGGCAGGTAGGGCACCATCGCGTTGAGCCACGGGCCATGATTGGCCGTCGCCTCTGGTGACAACACGCGGTACTTCTCGGCCCACTGACTCATCGAGAGACGGGGCAGGGGCCGACAGTGCCGGCGGAACCGTTCGCGGGTCACGCGGTTGAGGGCCTCGCGGCCGAGGGCGTGGGTCATGCCGTCCACCAAAAAACGGTCGAAACCATTGGGGTTTTAGCGGGCGGCGCCGGCGGTGGGGGCGGTTTAATCAGCGGCGCAACCTTGCGACTGACCTTCCGGCGTGGCCCGCGTCGGCACAAACAAATAACCCACCCACAAACGGCACCAAGCGCCAGTACTTCGGTCTGCGTCATGCCGCCACCTTCGCCGGTTCGGGTTCGTCGATCACGTCCTCGTCGAACGTGGACAGCTCCACCACGATCCGCTCGGCTTCCGTTTCCGCCGCCAGTTCGGCCTCGGTCCCGAGATGTGCCAGCCGCACCGGCATCGCCCGCAACCGCGCCGTAAGCCGGTCGAGCACCCGCGCCAGCGCCGCCTCGTAGTCGGCCACGCTCACCACCTCGCCCCGCGCCTTGGCCACGTCGATCTCGGCCAGTTCGGCTTCGGCGTTGGCTTTGCGGGTCCGGGCGGTGTCGAGGTCGCCGGGGTTGGCGTCGGCAACGGCCTTGTCGGCTTCTCGCTTCCGCAGGTTGACGGCGCAGTCAGGCTGCTTGTACTCCAGCGACTTGCCCTGGCGTGTCACCAGCACTGACGGTTCTTGCGCGCGGATGTACTGAATGGTCCGCACCGCGAGGCCCGTTTCGGCGGCCAATTGGTTGAGGGAAACCCATCGGGCGCTCATGCGACACGCTCGGTCTTGTGAAAGCGCGCCGCAATGTCCGGGTTAATGCGCGTTAGCCATTGGTCAAACGGAACAGCGTGCTTCCGTGAGTTGCAGGAGTAGCAGCAAATCACGGCATTGTGCATGCTGTGCAGCCCACCAAGGGACAAGGGATGCATATGGTCTAGGGTCTTATCCTTACCGCTGATCGGCTTATCGCAGTAGGCGCAGCACTTGGCAGCGGCGAAGAGAGCCTGTGTCGTCAGCGACGTAAGGGTGCCGTCAGACGGCATCTTTTCTCGACGCACACGGCTCTTCACTGATTTAACCTTTTGCTTCTGGCGAAAAAGGTCGTTCGTCCGATACTTGGCGGTGTATTCCACGCTGCATCGAGCGATACCGTCCTCAGAGCACCGTACGTCCAGCAGCTTGATTAGTGTGGACTTCAGGACTGCCAGCGCGCCCTCGCGGGTCGTCGGAGGCTCGCCGTAGTGGCGGAACCGGCCAAGCTGAACGGCAGGGCGCTGGCGGCGAGGCGCCTTCTTCCGCTGCTGTTCCCATCGGTATTCCATCTCTTGTTTTGTCAATGGGAGCCGCCCCTTGTGCCGTAACGTGAAGCGCTCACGGGCAGCACGCTTGGCTTCCTTGGTGCGAGATGGGTTCGTTTTCTTTCGCTCCTTCCGGCACGGTTCGCACACCCGGCGCACGGCGCGGTTGGCCGCGATGCCGAGTGGCACAACCACTCCGCAGTCTGAGCAGAGCGCTTGCTTGCGCTGCCAGTCTTCCGTGTATGACTGCTGCTCTACCGTCGCCGTAGCCAGTCCAAGGCTCTTGGCGATTGCGGCGCACGGAACACCGTTCTCATACTGCTCTTTGGCCCTGTCCTGCCAAGTGCGAGGAGCCTTGCCGCGCAATAGGCGTGGGCGGGATACCCCCGCGAGCTTGGCAAGCTTATAAACGTGCAAAGGGTGGGCAAAAAACCGTTCGGCGATTTTCTCAACTTTCTCCCCTGAGCAGAATCGCTCTAGAATCTGCTTTTTCTGCGAATTCGTCAGCTTGCCGGTTTCTTTCGCCTTAACTGAAACGAATGCCTCAATCTTTTTGGCCGTTTCAGAAGCAAGTGCAACCGAGAATGAAAAATCATTCTCTGGCTGATTAGATGGGCTGCGCGGGTCC